TGATGGTTGAGTTTTTTTATTACCTCCTCCGCCACCAAATAAACCACCGACAAGATTAGTAATACCAGTCCATGCATTACCAAGTAATCCCTTAACAAAGTTTGCAGCACTTCCAAGTAAACTTCCTACGTTACCAAGATCAATTCCTTTCAGTGGATTATTAAATAAACCACTAACTAAGTCACCAATTTTTGATACAGCACCACCAGTAATTGCATTTAGTAATGATCCAATAATTCCTGGTACAACTTCAATTAATGTTTTAGGAATCTCCATCAAAGTATTGAAGAATTCCCCTGGATTAGTCAACCACTTAAGTGTAATAACATCCTTGGCTACATTAAAGAAAGCCATGAATATTTTAAATCCACCACCAAAAAGTTTCTTAGTAAATTCCCACCACGGTTCAACGAATCTTTTCCATAGGAACTTTAAGGCACCCGGAATAGCTCCTATAAACTTAACTAATGATTGAACTTTTTTTCTATTCTTTGGATCAGCAACCCAATCTAAGACTTTATATAAAATAAAATCTTTAAAGATTCCCATTAAGAAATCAAATATATTACCGAGACCTTTTTTAGCAGCTGATACTACAGGGTTACTTTTCTTCCTACCTTTCTTTGCTTTATTAGCTTCCTGTTTTTCTTCTTCCTCGTCTCTCTTCTCAGCTTCTAATAATTTTCTTTCTTTCTCTTTTTCTTTCTTTGTATCTTTATATTCTTTATTATCGTTATCTAATTCTTTTACTTCTACTTCAAGAATCTGATCTGCAGTTTGTTTTATCTGTTCCAACAAACCAAGTACATTATCTTTAGTAGGTCCAGTCTTTACAATTGCAGAAGACTTCTGACTAGTTGGACCTAATGATGAAGATAATGCTCCACCCTCTTTTATGGTTCTACCCTGTACGGCAAGACCACCATTCTCAGATCTAACAATAGCAGAGTCGTTTGTTCGTTTAACTAATCCTCCGCCGCGGTTTCCACCACCTCCTCGTCCTCCACCGATACCACCTCTCAGGGTGTTTCTTGCACCTTGTCTTACTCCTGCTCTTATTCCTTGTCTTAATCCGCCCTTAGCTCCCGCTCGCACACCAGTCATTAGAGCACTACGACCGCCCATAAGAGCACCACGACCTACTCCTCCTAGGAGTCCTTTTAATAATGGTGCAGCTGCTGCGAGTGGTGCGGGCATATTAACTCTGTTGACTCTTTTGACGTTCGTTTTCTTCTTTAATATAATCAACTAACATTTGAACATAGATTTCTCGTTCCCAAGGAATCATGTTATCTAGTTCAGTTAAACTATATTTGTGGTGTTGCATCATAGCAAAGTTAACTTGAAAATAATTTTCAAGTGATTCATGAGATAGGGCTATGAGAAAAAACTTGCTAGACCCTCAATCACTACTGCACTCGTTACTTTAGTATTTGGATTTGTAACAGAAACAGTGTGAGATAATTTTGGCATAGTCTCAAAGAATTTTTGAACCTTCAGGAATTGTTTAGTATCCATCCCTTCTAAAAATTCATTGATCTCTTTCTTTGAACAATTGGAAGCTTCATATACTTCTTCACCATCTACAATTTGATCAATACACATAGATGCAATTTCAAATACATCATCAACTTCAGATGAACCTTCTGCCATATTATTTTTAATGAATAAATCCATACTTGGATATTTCATTACAACTGATACATCATCATTCATTTTTATAATATTTGAATGATCTTCCTGTTTTTCAACAGTAATTTCATCCAGATCAATTTGTACATCAACTGTAGTTACTTCATCATCAGGACATGTGATCTTAAGATCTACAGTTTCACCTACAGATTTTCCTCTAATATTTAAGAAGATGTATTCGATATCAAACAAAGCAAGATTATCAATTTTAAATCTGGGTGTTTGAATACAGTTAGACAAAATAGTTTTAACTGCATTTGCCATCTGGGATTCATCCTCAGTTTCCATAGCAAGTAAAAGAATTTTTTCTTCTTTCACTAGGAAAGGTCTATATTTAATCTTCTTATTAGTAGAAGGAACAACCAACTCATAAGTTGGCGTAGAAAGTTTTGGTAATGTCATTACAACTCCGTATGATGTAGAATACTATCTGAAGTATTTATACACCATTAAGTAAGAAGTCCAACTAGTGCTTCTAGAACATCTAATCCTGGTCCACCACCAATAGGATCTCTAAAGTTAGCAGCGGAAGCAGAGTTAAGAGTTGTAGTTGTATAAGTTTCATATTCAAAACTAACTGACAGTTTTGACATTGATGTCTCTTCTCTACTTAACGGAACTGATGATATATTTGATGGGAAAGCATTAAATATTTTTGTAGCATGTACTGGGATTGCTCTATAGAATTTAGTACGATCAATACTCTTCTTATCTGGCACGTCTGGAATTATATCTCTGAAAGAATATGCATTTCTCTTATCATTTGGTTCTCTACCATTCACAGTTCCATTCATAGATCTTTCGTATTTCACAATTACAATATCAACTGTGTAGTCATCTCTATATGCTGCTCTAAAATTTTGTTGGGGTTCTCCTATTCCAAGTAAATTTGATAGACTTAATCGTTGAGTTGCATAACCATAAATCCAGTTAGACCATAAATCAAACATATTTTTTATCACGGAATCAGCATCCATCATAAAAGATAATTCCATCTCACTAAACACTGCACCATAAGCATACTTTAGATTTGGTGTGTTAGTAATTCTATAATCGCCAGTTGACAACTGCAAACCAGGCATCGTGGCTTCATCACAGTAAAGTTTAAGCAATTGTTTTGTAGAACTCAAATTAAATTGAGGATCTTTAGACAATTGCTGGATTAGTTTTGGATTACTATCTAGTTCTATAGTAACATCATAGAAATTACTACTACTATATCCAGACTTTTTAAATTGTTCTTTGAATGTCGCATAATTCGACATCGGCGCAACGCCAGATATTCTACTCATTGAGAAGTTTCTCCCCAGACTGCTGATTTACTATATTGTTGATACATACCTTTCCTTCTAGTAACAAAATTTTCAATGGGAAGAAAGATAGATGTTTTATAATCTTCTCTATTTATTTTATATAGGGGTGTTTCTAGTCCTGCTACAACATAATGATGGTAACATTGTTTAGGAAATCTAGCTCTACCGTTTTCAAGTCCTAATATAACATTCATTCTAGACCTATGTCTTAGGTAATGTAAGTTAGCACCAAAGAATTTTGGTCCTGTACTTAGTACATATACCAGAGGAAACTCGTCATAGAATTTTAACTTTGCAGCATATGTTGCCTTGTACTCAAACATATAAAGTTCACCTGGAGTCGGTATCATAGACTCCTCCATCTCAGACATATCTGAATACAGATCGCCTGACTGAAATTTCATCCGTACTGTATCACGATACCAAGAGTAAGATCTCGGTTCATTGCCTGCTAATTCTCTTATCTCTTGAAAGATACTCATACTTTGAGTTCGTCTTCTGTGATTAACATAAATTTATAATTCCTATCATCACAAAACTCTTTCGCCGCTGACCATTTAGCTTGATTTTTGGCATACTCAGTTACTTCATAGATATATTTTTTCGTCATCCTCTTCTGAACCTTAGGTTCTCTTGTTTGTTTCTTTGGTTTGACTTCAATCAAATACTTTTGAATGTTTCCATTAACATCCTTAACCTTTATATAAAAGTCAACAAAGTATCTATGAATTCTATTGTCAAGTGGCGATCTATATGGAATAATAATTTCTTCACTACCCCACTCAAGTATATTGGGATTACCATCACAGTACTTCATGAATTTTAACTCCCATGAAGATCTATAAATAATATTATGGTAGTCTCCTCTATACTTAGCAGAGTTTTTGGGAATATACTTTCCCTTAAGAGTGTTCATATATAGATATAGGAATAATCATACAAATATTTATGAGTCCAACCTATGGCAACTCAATTATACAACCAAAGTAAAAACCAAGGGGGTCAATTATATTGGCCTTCCAATATAGCGGATCAATATGATTACTTGGAAATGGAAATATTGAGGTTCAGTCAGAGAAATATATTAAAGAGGGATCAAGCGAGAAGATTTGGAAATCAGACAGCGACTGCTGTTCCAGCAGCAGATACTACTAGTTCTTTAGTTTCTCAAGTAATACCAACGGCACCACAAGAATCTAGTACAACTAAATTAATACCAAAAGGAAAAATATTATTACCAATTCCAGATAATGTATCTTATACAGATGGTCCACAATGGTCGGATCAATCAGTCGGTGCATTAGGAAGATTTGGAGCACAAGCAATTCAAGAAATGATGTCAGGTAATCCTGAACAAGCAACAGATGCTGTTAGAGCAGCTGCAGAAGCGGGAAAGGTTGATGTTGTTAAAAGACTTTTACAAAGAATCGGTGTTGACCCAAATGCTTTATCTCAAAACATAGCAGGAAAAATTGCAAACCCATATCTACAGCAAGTATTCCAAGGTGTTGGAATGAGACAGTTTGATTTTAATTGGAAACTTGTGCCTAGAAATGAAGGAGAACAGAAATCAATACATAATATAATAAATGCTCTTCGTAGAAATGTATTACCAGGTTTCTCTGATAATTTCTCAGAGGGAGTGGGGAGAGATGTAAATGCAATCGGTAATTTACTTTCAGCAGATCTTGCGGCAACAACAAATGCTAACGGTGAAGCCGTCACGGGAGGTTTTGCTGGAAGACCTGAAGTTGACAGATGGTTAACACTACCAAATATATTCAATCTTAAATGGAAGTATCAAGGGTCTGAAATAGATTCTCTACCAAGACTAAAACAGTGTGTATGCAAAAACATATCTGTTCAATATACTCCAGATGGTGTGTGGGCGACACGTATGATGGATGGAACTCCTCAACCTATTGCATATAATTTAACAATGTCATTTGGTGAAATGTCTATCATCACAAATTCAGACGTTGCTGACGGTTTCTAAAAATGTTATTCAACTCAACACCCAACTTTCTATATCCAGACTTTAAAGTAGCTGGTAAGTTTAAACTATCTAAGAATCTATTTCGTAGAGTAAGAGCTAGAGATAGTTTTAATGCAGTGTATGCATCATCCAAACAATATACAATTAAACCAGGTGAAACACCAGATTCAATTGCTCATGCTGCATATGATGACCCAGAAAAATTTTGGGCGATCTTGTTATTGAATAACATAACCAATATGAATACAGAATGGCCTCTGGATCATGATCAGATGGATGTTTATATTAATGAAAAATATGGTTCTACATCAGACGACCCAAGACACTGGGAAACAACAGAGATAAAAGACAGTAAACAAAACATAGTGTTAGAAGCTGGTATCGTAATAGAAATGTATACCAATAGCACTACACAAAAACAGTCTGGATATTATCCTAAAGTTTTTAATCAAGCAGCAAATAGTGGTAATGGTGCTTTTGAAACCTGGTCATTTACATATCGAGATGTAACATCGTTCAATGATCAAGATGAACCAGCTACATTTGTTGATACTACTGTAACAGCTCAACAGAATTTAACTAAGGTCACGAACAGAGAATATGAATACTCATTAAATGAATTGAAAAAACTTATATACTTACCTACGACTCTTGCTATAAGTATTATGGAAGATGAAATTGCAGGGTTACTAGAATACAGTACAGAATATAAGATTACTGATGACGGATATAGAATTTCAGAAAAGGTATAAAAAAAGGGGGTCCTAAGACCCCCTTCTTATTAGTCATCAAACTCAGCAAGGTTTGCAAAGAAACTCAGTGCATCGTCATCATCAGTTGATTCGCGTGGTTTAACTTCCTCACGAACTGGTTCTGGTGTTGGTGGAGTAACACGAGCAGACATTGTGATGTCAGGTGCATTGAATCCACGACCTTCAGACATATCTTCTAGTTCGTTCTCTTCAGTCTCCATGTCAACACGAGGTTGTTTCTTGGTGTTCAACACAGTGTTCAAACGTTTCTGAAGTTCTTCATAAGTCTTGAAGTTTGAAGCATCAGTGAACGCAGAAAGAGAATGAGTCTTAGAATAGATTTCCTCTAGTTGACTATCTTCAAAGTTACCAAGAGTAGATACAGATGCAAACTCAGAAGAATCATAGTTCCAGTAACCTGCAACTTTCTTGATCTTCAGTTTGAAGTCAGCACCCTGCCAGAAATCAAAAGGATTGATTGGGGTTTCATCTTCAAACTCAGGTTGCATTGCACCGATGATCTTATCATAGATCTTCTTACCGAACTTGTACAAGAACACTTGTCCTTCATTCTCTGGATGCAGAGGATCACGAACGACATAGATGTTGCTGTAGTAAGACAGTTTGCGTTTCTGTTTACGTGCAATTTCTTTATCAGAGTCACGACCACTGTTCCAGAGTTCGCGATTCAGTTCTCCAATAGGATCAGACTTGTTAATCGTAGTCAACGAATTTTCAATATACCATCCTCCGGGTCCTTGGAATGCGTGACTAAAAACTTTAGCCCAAGGAAGATCTTCCCCTTCAGGTGCGGGAAGGAAACGGATCACAGCGTAACCATTACCAGACTTATCCATCTCGGGTTTCCAGAAACGATCATCACTCGATGATCCTTGTTGTGTACTCGCAACTTTCTCTAGTTCGCGAGTCAGTTTCTCAAAAGATGAATTGGAATTTTTCTTGAGTGCAGCAAAAGACATGTGTATTCTCCGTATTTGTAAGTATTTGGCCTTTGTGGTTTTGACCACCTAGTTATTATACCAGATGGACGGGGATCAGTCAACCACCTTTGTGCATTGACTGTTTCATCCTTTCAATATCGGATTTCATCCGCCGAAAGGACTCGGTGACATCTGTTTCACCCTCGACAGCTACAAGAGGGAATGACATATTCAAAAACGTGACAAATTCTTGTGCGTCTTCTTCACTAGAATATTTAGCACGAAAATAAATCATCTCCTGTAGTTCAATCATACGAGATACTTTGTTTAAGTAGAGCTCTAGTCCTTCTGGAGATTTAAACTTTGCAGATCCCATGAGGTCAACAATGTCCTCATAAGTTTGCATCATTTCTGCAGCTTCAGAACGAACTATTTCATTGTCGAAGAATTGCATAACTTTAACAGAATACCTTTATATTTAGACTTGTCCACTGATAGGAATGGTTCGTATTTTACTACCTTCTTTTTGATCTCCGGCCAAACAATGGGATCAGCAATACTAGAAGTAAAATATGGAACGTAGTTAACCAAGGTGTTTAGAATTACCATGGTTTCTATACAAACATTACCGGATAAATGTTCTCTCAATATAATTGGATGTTTGCCATCATGGACTTTGAACAATGAATCTAAACTGTCATTATCATCAAGTAAAGATTCTAATTCTTGTTTAAAATTAAATGACATACTCTGGATTTTATTTTTCCATCCAGCGTATGTCTTTGATTTGTGGATTGAGATATTACCTATCCAGGTATTTTCGTTTTCTATAAAGTGACTTACAAAAAACTCTATGATCTCTTCCCTATTAAATTTTGTACCTAGTTTTTTAAAGAAATACCTATCGTTTCTTTTTTCAAATGAAGATAGACTCGCTCTAGACTTACCATTAAAAGTAAAGAAGTTGTATGTATCTTTGGTGAAATGTAGTTTTAGAGCGAGGTATATCTTGTAAACCTCGTACCCATCCATATCAAATAGGCAATTTTGCCCGAGAAGATCTTTTCATAAATGATAACCTTTGAGCATCATACTTAAGTTTTTCTTTCAATGTCTTAGACAACAACTTTGGTACTGATTCAAACTCAATCTCATTCTCTTCGCAGAAAGTAAGAATAGCTTCAATGTAATTCAGTTCTCCATTGCTAGACTTTACAATGTTTTCGATCTCCATAGAAAACTTACTGGAAGTCATGAACTTTTCTTCAAGAACTTCGTTGATAGCTTCTTTACTTTTATTCATGAGCAAACTTCCACTCTCGTATATACTGAGTAAGTTTTCTAATGTATTCTTTTTTGTGATACTTTTCATAGACAACGCATTCTCCATTTTCACAGGACATAATGATAACAAGTTTCTTGACTATTATACCAGTTAACTCGTATAACATGCAAGCGTATGCAACAGCTTGCACAAAATAACCCTCAATCCATTCTTCAGGTTTGGGTTTCTCTGAAGTTTTGAAATCAATTACTGCAAGTTCACCGTTGTACTCAGCAATGCAATCAACGGTTCCTGCAATACCTAACTTAAAACTATATAGGGGAGTTTCTAGTGCATGAATATTATCTATCTTATTTAATTCTGGTTTAGCAAACTTAAATAAGAATTCTGATAATGGTTGAACCTTTGGCAGTTCTTCATTCTTCAAATAATATTCAGTAAGGGTGTGCATACCAGTACCCCGACTAGCAGCACGTCTAGACTTTCGATTAGCTGCTTCTTCACCTACACGTCTTCTCCATGCCGCAATAGATTTAGCAGACTGGAAACTAGTCACGGTAGTAACAGAGACTAGTTTCTTATCCTCATGACCAGGGACTTTGTAGTATCTCTTACCATCAATAGTTTCTCTTGTTAACTTATCAGGTAAGTTCACCTGTACATGATTGAACATCAGAACCCTAGACTAATTTTACTGACAAGATAACTCTTGATTAGACCAGAGCGAACAATATCATCAACACCAAACTCAGTCATACCAAACTCATCCATCAAGCGAAGGATACTCATGAAATCTAAGATACCATTCTTCTCATTTGCTTTGACAAGATCAGTTTGTTGAACATCACCACAGAACATGATCTTAGAATCTTCACCAACACGAGTGATAATAGAATCAAGTTCATGGAAGTTCAGGTTCTGACACTCATCAACAATGATGATAGCACGATCAAATGTAGTACCACGGATGAATGAAGTAGACCAGAAAGAGATAGTCTCTTGAGTTTTCAGATTACCATACAACATTTCAAATGAATTATCATCTGGCATTTCAAACATGAACTTCACCATATTCTTATATGGAATCTGGTAAAGAGATGACTTATCTTCATGGTCACCAGGTAGGAAACCAATCTCCCTTGTGGATACTAGAGATCTGACCACATAAACTTTATCATATGGACTATCTTCCTTTAGAACTTCTCTTAGAGCAAGATAAAGACCGATAAAAGTTTTACCAGTACCAGCAGCACCGAACATGAAAAGATTTTTATCCGCTTCCCAGTCAGCAAATACCTTTTCTTGAGCTGGTGTTAATGGTTCAACACCAACCAGCATATCAGAGTTAATTGGTTTCCTGCGTTTCATTTGTTTTGCAGACATACCATTAATATCTGGTGTAGTTTTCTTTCTCGATCTTGGCATACTTAGAATCCCTGAATTGTAGAACCGTAATGTCCTTTTTTAATGTTGTTAATTTTTGTCTGAAGATCTCCTGGAACTTTGTTCCTCCAATCTCCAACTTCACTGACAGAAGAAGCACATCCTACTGACCAGTCTTTGTCCCAGTCAGGATTTTCATCCTTCCAGACACAATATTCTTTCATGGTCATTGAGAGTTCTTTCTTCTCTCCAGTGGTTTTATTTATTACTGGGTATGTTGGCATAGTTAAATCCAATCTGGTTTGCGGGACGGGTCACGAAGATAATTAGATGCAACCCAAGGTTTGCTGCTAATGTACATTTTGTAAGCAGTAAAAGTATCAATGCTTGTGTCAAGTTTAAACTCATCGGGCATTGCTCTGACGAATGGTGTTAGTTTTGATAGATGAATTGCATCTATCGGAAAGAGTTTGTCTGCATGTGCAAGTGTAGATAGACAGGAATGAATTTTCTGATATCTATTAGAGTATTCTGCACATAGTGCAAGTCCATGTCTGATTAACCACCTATGGTTTTGTACGGTTTCATTAGCCCATACAGTGCATGGATGATGACGGAATGCACCTTTATCAGTTTTATATGGTTCACCATTCGCTTTGGGAAGAGTTCCATATCCACGACCCCATTTGTCAGATGCAACAATAGATAGCATTTGACAGCATTCAAGTGGCATCTTAACAACGTGTTTATCAGGGAGAACTTTAGCACATTCAATTGGGTCAGGGTCAGTAACAAAAATGTTCATAATATTTATGAGTCAGGAGTAATTCTGAATCTATGGTCATCAGGATTTTGTTTCCTTATCTTCTTAAGGATACCATATGCTTGTTCATATGTCAATGAATGATGATACGGTATCCAAGTATCACTTTTTCTTATCTCCACTCGATACAGTCCACTCCAGTGCCTCTGCAACTGTTGGGAACTGTTCGATAAAGATTTGTTTACAGGATTCTGCGACTTGCATGTGTTCTTTTTGTGTTCCATTTGCAGACCTCAGGGAGATGTAATGGATCCAAGAACGGCAAGAACCAGTCATGTAGATTCTTGTAGGTACACAGAGGGGTAGCACATTACGAGCACATTCCTTTGCAACACCATGTCCAAGCATTTGTTCATACAGTGCCATAGATGAATCAAACAGAGTTTGCATCTGCATCTCAAGTTTCTGTTGAACAAATGGATCAAGATCATCTATACTATTCTGACGGTTCTTGTCATCTTGACGGCGGAGTTCTGGGA